ATAATCACCAGCATTTAATGTAACGGTAAATGCTAATGCTGCAATTAAATTGCCATCTATGCCGCCACGTCTATTTGGCACGCTCCACTGGCTATTGCTGTCTGGAATATCGGTGCCATTTTTTCTGAACCAAACTTGAACATTATGAATTTGACTGTCCGAGTTTACAAATTGAATTGATGGAATGAAACTGTACACCCCGCCGTTAGCAACCGTCATGCGCGACAGATAAGTACCGTTGCTGGCTAACGAAATGCCGTTACTTTCAACGGTAGTGTTAATTCGCATCACATACGCGGTTGTCGTATTGGCTGCGGTTTGGTTGGCACCCAAATCAAAAAACGACCCAAAATAGCCAGGCGATCCGATGCCGCTGTTTGCAATAGTGGTCCAAGCGGGTGCGCCCGATCCGGTCGATTGCAAATATTGGCCAGCTAACCCAGCCGAATTAAATGCGTAAGCAGTGCCAGTACCATACGCCACCGCACCGGCAGTCGCGGTCGCGTTACTGTTTGTCCCGCCGTTGGCAATCGGCAAAATGCCCGAAACATGGGTAGTCAGCCCGACTTTTCCGTAAGACGGTGCTACGCCAACCCCGCCCGACAGCAATACATTGCCCGTAGCCACATCGGAAAGCTGCGTCAGGGTAGTCGATCCCGACGCGACGATCAGATCGCCGGTCGTATAGCTTGACAAGCCAGTGCCGCCGTAAGCGGCTGCAATCGTGTTCGCGTTCCATGTCCCCGCCGTTAGCGTGCCGACCGTTGTGATCGTTGATTGCCCAGCGTAATTGTCAGAAATCTTGATGCCCGACGCGCTTACATTGATTGTGGTGCCGTTAGCCAGTACAGAGAACGTATTGCCAATCAGTTGCAGGCCGTTGCCAGCCAAATACGACCCCGCCCCGCTAAATTGCGTCCATGTGATCGCCGTTACATCAATCGTGCCGCCCGGATCGGATGTGCAAACCCAGCCGGTATCGGCCAACGTCGCGCCCTGCTGCACGAATGTGAACGCGCTGGGAACCTCTGCCCACGCATTCATGTCAGTAGCGCGTGTCCAACCACTTGCCGCCGCCACATAAATACCGTTGAACTGCGCCGACCCCTGATTTTTGACCAAAATCCGGTCACCAGCAGTCAAGGTCGATGGCCAATCGCCACCCGCCTGCGTTCCCAGCCCCGATAACGTGATATTTCCGGTCGTGCTATACGCGCAGGCCGCCTTAATATTTAGCCCTTGCGCTACCGAATCCACATATTGCTTGTTAGCAATGTCGGTGTTGGCACTCGGCAGCGTCAAAATCGTGCCGGTGGTGGTGGTAATGTTGGTAAACGTCGCGGCAGCAGGCGTAGTGCCGCCAATTACAGTCGAGTTGATCGTGCTGTTTGTGATCGTCACCCCATCCAAAAATGGATTGGTTGGCGGCAGAAACGGCGTACCCGCTGGGCCGATAAACGTAATTAGATCAAACGTCGGCTCAGGCGCAAAAATGCCCTGAACCGGAACAATATTGATCCGTTCCGTGTTGGCGACTTCATTCGCCATAATTTATCCAGCCGCCAGCGGTGTTACCAATAGCTCACCATTGGCTGCGCTGCCGATGATCGAAATAAAGAACTCATTTCGCGGCGCAGGCACAACGATTGGATAGTTCATAGATGGCGGCAGCAATACGCCTGGCACCGATGCGCCGGTCGATGGCACGGTCGGCGTAACCGTTGTCGCTGATGTAGTACCAAGCGATACGGTCACAAACGAAGTGCCAGTATTGGTCAGCGCGACGTAGTTGTTTTGGACGTTGGTATTTGGGACGATTTGCAGCGGTGTCGATGCGCTGGCAGGTACAGTAATGCGGTAGGACGGGCCGTTGGGTCTAAAACTTGGCAGCATAGCTTTGCCCTTTCATTGATTTTAATGAGAAAAAGCCACCCCATTAGGGGCGGCTTCTTCGTTGACTATTCCATTCTAATTAGGGCAGGAAAGTCAGGTCATACCCGTAGATGTACACATCGGCGGTAGCCGCTGCGCCCTGTGCAGTCGTGCAGCGAATGTACAGATTGTCGCCGGTAAGCGAGTCAGTGTCAGTCGCAGCGGTCACAACCACTTTGTCGCTGGCCGAGTTGCCGGTCAGTGCGTAAGCGGTTTTGACTGCCACACCAGTTGCGCCTGGGCCGCTGTAAACAGCAAGCTGTGCAGTGGTCAGGTTCACGCTGGCGTTAGCCACGATCACGTCCTGAACGCTCCACGATGAGCTATTAACAATCGGCGCAATCGTGTCAGCGACAGAGTTAAGGTTGACACCCTGTGCGCTGGCCAACAGGCGGTAAGCCTGGTTAGTGGCTAGGTTCGATGGGTGGTTAGTTTGGGTACTTGCTGGTCCTGGATTTGCCATGATTGGATTCCTTTCTATGTTCCAAAATTAAGCCGCAACACGGCAGGCCAGTTCTTGATACAGCGGTGCCCAGCCATACAAGACATCCAAACGGGTCGGGATCGAGTCGTTGTTGATCGTGTACTGACGAACAACACGCATCGACAGACCAAGCTCTTTGTCCGACGCACGGCCAGCGAAATGCACACCGTCAGGCAGCTCAAGATCAGCAGTCGCCAGCGTGAACGCATTGCGGTGCATGATGATGTTCTGCGGCGATACGGTGCCGGTAGCTGAAGTGCCAATCGAGAACGGGGTAACGGTCGCAGTAGCCGAAGTGGTCGGGATAGTGACGTTTTGGAACTGGCCACCAGTAATGATCGCTGGAACAACAGTAACCGAGATTGTCGAAGAACCCGAACCTGTAACGGTGGACTGAACCACGAAGTTACGCGCCTTGTTCGAACCATAAGCCTGACGGTTCTGTGGGTTGACCGCAAACACGTTAGCGATCTGGATCACGTCGCCTTGACGCAGGGTCAGGCCAGTTGAGTGGGTCAGGGTGATGGTCGATGACGATGCCCAGCCGGTCGAAATACCGATTGACTGAGTGTTAGCTGTCAGCGTGCCAGCAGTTGTAGTCCACGCGCCGAAAGTCTGAGCGACAACGTTCTGATCCATCTTCCAGTTCATGCCGCCCGAATCACGACCCATCAGACCCTTCTGGTACTGATCGCTTACAGCCGACTGTGGGTTAAACAGACCTTTGAGGCTGTCAACGATGGTCGCCGAAGTGAATGGCTCGATGATGCAAGAACGACGGCCATCACGCGGTGCGCCTTCTGAATCCAGATAAGCCTGCGCGGTCAGGTAAGTAATCAGGCCGGTCGGTGGCGTGCCAGCGGTGCCAACGATGTTAGCGGTGCTGTTCTTAGCCATTGTCAGGCCGTCAAAGTCGATCTTGTTGGCGATAGCCGCCACAGCAGGCTTCAGGACGCGGTCGCTGAACATATCGAGCGACAGTGCCAAATCTTGCGTGGTGAACTGGGTGTCAACGTGGAACTGAGTTGACAGGGTAACAGGCACGCTGGTTTCGTTGAAATCTTCAACGTTCAGCGCAGGGCCGGTCGTACCAATGAAACGGCCAGGACGACGGACGTTCAAAGTGTTACCGATTTTTGCGCCTACGACGGCAAACTGGTCGTCATATTCGCGGTTTACTTCGGACGAAAAGGTTAGTTCGTTTTCCAAGACCATCAACGCTTCGTTGGTGATCTTGCTAATGGTTAGCAAATTGTTGGACATTTCTATTTCCTTTTAGAAAAGGGTGTTAATCAGCGGATTTTCCGTGCGGAACGGGCAGCTTTCCATTGTTGGTAGGTGCCGTGGAAATTGCCATCGGCATCCAAGTTCCCATCAACTGTACTGACCGCGCCTCGCAACGGATTAATCGGCGCTGGCGCTTTTGACTTCCCAACAACAGCTTTCGGTTCCGGCTCTTTTGCCTTCTCGAAACGTGCCTCGATCTTCCCAATCTCACGAATGGCGGAAACTGCGGACATATCGGCCAACTTCTTTGCATAGTCGGTGTTTTCAGCCAACCAATACAAAATTTTTGGCCCATGCTCTGATTCGATGATCGCATCGCGGACAGGATCGGATACCCGAACCTCACTGCTTTGCACCATGTCATCAAAGTCTGGTAACTCGTTTTTGGCAGCATTCACTCGGTCAGCCCACGCAGAAAACTTTGCTTCCTGCTCTGCTGCCGCTTTACGCGCCTTTTCCTCGTTATCCCGTTCCAGCAATTTCTTGTCAGCGGTATATTCGGCTAACGCTTTCGCGTACTCGAACATATCGTTGAACATCTCCGGCTTTGGTTCCTCGCCTAGATCGCTCTCTGGCTTTTCAGCCGGTGGATTGACCTTCGATTCGAGTTCCCGCAGCCGTGTTTCCAAAGCCTCCCGCGCTTCACGTTCCCGCCGCGCTTCATCTCGCGCCGCTTCACGTTGCTTGGTTATCTCTGAAAACCGCCGTTCTAGCTTAGGATTCGGCTTCTTTTCCTTAGCCTCATCTGTTGCTGTCGCGTCCTTCCCTTCCCCATCTTGTCCACTCTGATCTGCCTCGGCTTCCGGCTCGGTAGCTTCAGTGCTTACCGCCTCGTCTGCTGGCTTGTCAACTAGACCAAGTTTTTGGGCTGCGAATTCCGCTAGATTCTCACTGGTCACCACATTAGCGGCCAGTCGTTCTTGCACTTCAGACATAGGTTTTCCCTAAGAATTGACCCGGTGTTCCCGCCGGTAGGTTTATTGTCATCCTGTATTCATTCGTTGTCAAACCATCGGCTGCTCAGGCGGCATTTGCTCTGGCATAGCCTGCGGCATTTGCTGCTGCTGGGCCATTTGCTGCGCGGCCATCATTTGCATTTGCTCTGCCTGCGCTGCCTGAACCATCATTTCCTGCCCAGCTTGAATGAACGGGTTTGCGGTATCGTTGACTTCCCTCTCCGCGAACGCCATTTGTGTCTGCTGTTCGGCATCCCGTCTTGCCATTTCTGCGCTCAAAGCCTGAATCGGAACGCCCGCCAATACCAGCCTCAACATCGCATCCAGCTCGACCTTGTTCTGGTCGGTGGTGGCTTTCAGGTTGGCTTGGTTGATCTTGGCTTCATTAATCGTGTCGGTGTTGTAGGCGCGGCTGATAACGTCCATCAGCTTGCGGCGGCTTGAACCTTCCTCGCGGATTTGCGCAACCTGACCACGGTTCTGAATCTCTAGCTGCATGGCCATCATTTGCTGTTGCATATCGGCAATTGTTTTCTGCGACTGCAATAGCTGCATTTGCGCTTGCGGTGGGATGTCAGACTTTGGATCAATCTGCGACATTGGGTTCATTGCGGCCAAGCGGTCGGCAATAATGTCTGCGCCTGGGAAATCCATGTTGCGGAACAATAGGTCGCCAGCGGCTTGGAAAACCTGCGGATCAGCCATCAGCGGCATCATCGAGTCCACAGCCTGCTGGCGCTTGCTGTTGTAGCCAGGGCCGGTGTCCATGACCACATCGTATAGACCGACGGTCACATCGTTCAGCACGTCGCCCGTGGCTTCGACTTCGTTAATCGTCACCATGTCAGGCTTGCCATCGACCCCAATAATGCGCAGCACGCGCTGGGTATCGTAAATCTTAGGGATCAGGTCGAGAATGATTTTGCCCGTGTGCTTGATGCTGCGGGTCATGTTGTCGTAAAAGTGGAAATTCGACAGATCGACCTGCTGCTGCTGACCCTGCAATGCCTTGCCCGATATATTGCCCGGCAACGCCTGCGACGGGTCAAATATGCCCAGCACCGTCTTGAGATCGTCCGAAATGGCGCTTGATGCAACCATGATGCCATCGGGCGGCGGTTCCGGCTGGATGCGCTGCGGCACCGGCGCAGGCACGCCCTCAATGTCTTTTTGCTTATAGCGCAACACCGGCGTTGACTTTAGGTTAGCCAGCGCCCATTCGCTCTCATGGCCTTCGTCTTGACCTTCGGCAATCAGCCACTTCGGTTTCGGTGCCAGCGCGATAGATTCGGTCAGCGCCGTGCGCCAGAAGTTAAACATCCGCTGCGGGTCTTTAGCGAACCGAACAAGCCCGTATTTCTTGCGCTTGCCCTCGACCACGACCTGCGCACCGTAGCACGGGATGATCGGGATGTATTTGCCCGGCCACTCGCGTTCCTCCAGCACTTCCATAGCGGTCAGCTTGCACCATTTGACCTTCTTGCGGAACGTCGGGCGCTTGTCCAAAATCGTGATCCCGCTGGCTTCCATCATTTCGGCGCTCGGCAGCTCATCCTGGAACACCTTCGTGCCGTCAGAAAGCATTACCAGCGTGGCTTTCTCACGCTCGATATACCAATACTCAGCCAGCCGGATGTCCTCTTTGGTAACCCATTCAGCGTCAGAATCGCCCGTTGCCCGTGCGCTAAAGTTCGCGCCATCATCAGCGCCAGGATATTGCTGACGGAATAGTTCTTTGGCAACGACGCTGGTAATCAGGCAACGCTCGGCATCCGATCCGTCAGGCAACACGCTGTTCGGGTCGAAATAGACCGAGAACGGATCGTCAATCGCGTCGATAAAGATTTCCTGATCGAATGAATCGTCGGAAATGTAGTTCGTATTGACCCGCCAGTAACCCCAGCCCATCTTTACTGCGTACTCAAACGCGGTGTCGTAAGCGGTGTCGGCGCTGGAATTGACCTCGATGTGCCGCGTGATCCCCTCGATCACTTGCGCAATCTTTAAGTCGCCCTCGTTGTTGACCGGATGCACCTTAATGCGTGGACGCTGCTGGCGTTGCTGGTTGGTCACCTGCCGCACATAAGCGTCAATCTTATTGATGGTCAGGCAAGGTCTGGATTCTAGGTTGCGGCTGTTCTGAATCTCGACCGGCCATTGATCGCCAGCAGCAAACTTTAGGTCGCCCAGTGCTTCAGCGCGGTTTTGGCTGTCAGCGGTGCCGACCAACCGTAGGAATTTGATGGCTTCGCCAATGCGCCCATCCATATCCATGTCTTGAAACGCCATGATTGTCCTTTCAGCTCATCCAGCCGCCAGCGTAAGCGACCGCAGGCTTTTTCTTAACTTTTGCGGGTTCCCGCACCATCAGCGCGATATACCTAAATGCGTCAGCCCCGTGCGAATATCTGTCGTGCAGCGGGTTCCTGCTGAACTGGCCGGTATCAGGGTCAACCTCATAGCGGTAATGGCGCAAGCAGTTTAGACCATCTGCGGTATTTTCTCTATCAAAGTAGCAATTCGGGAAGATAGTTCTCGCGGCGTTGATCGAGTCAACTACCGGCACGCGCTCCAGCACCCGCGTCTTGAACCCTGCGCTCCGCACAATGTCCTCGATACTCCGACCTGCGGCGGCCAGCGTCTTGTTCTGCGCATCGTGCGGAAGCCAGATCGTGTCGTACACATAGCCAAAGGATTGCAGGTCAGCCAGATAGCTGGTCATCGTGCGCTGGGTGTCCTCAAAGTATCGAATTAACCGTGTTTCCATCCCGATAAATTGAATGAACCACCACGCCGTAGCGTCAGCCCAGCCAAGATCGCAGACTGCGTGGACCGGCTTGGTCGGGTCATACGGCACCTTCGTGATTCGGTTCTCAGTCTCGGCTTTGGCCATCTCAGCGCCAAAGATTGCCCCGTCAACCGTTTGTCGGCACAACCCTTCCCAAACCTGGTTGTACGCTTCCTGATCCCGTGCCTTTAGCGAGTCCTTTTCAGACCGCAAAGTTTCAGGAAACCACGGGTTGTCCGACCAGTTGATCTTCTGAACCACAGCGTCAGCAGGCGGCTTGGCCACGAACCGCTGGTAAGTTTCGTCCGTTTCTAGCTCAGGGTTAAACGTGATCCATATCTCGCTGCTTTCCTTACGGATGGTCGGGATCAGGATATTCCAGCTATTCCGGCTGACGGTCTGCGCTTCCTCAACCCAGCAAATGTCGATGCCCTCGTAGGATTTGACGTTGGCAATATTGTTTTTCAGCCCAACAAACGCAAACTCGCTGCCGTTCTTGCCCCGTAGCGCGTTCTGCGTAATCTCGAAGAAGCTAGTCATTTCCAGCGCAACGATCTGGTCGCACAGTAGCTTGTGAACGCTGTCGCGGATAGATGTCTGGAATTCCCGTGCGCAGAGGATACGCAGCGGTGTCTTGGCGGCTTTGATGAGCAATGCCCTAGCAACAGCCCAGCTCTTTGCCCCGCCCCGCCCACCGTACAGGACGCGATAGCGTGTCTTTGGTGGGTTAAATAAGACTTGCGCCTTAGCTGGAAACTCAGCCTTAGCGACGATGCCCTGAAGGTCACTCATTCGGCTTGATGAATGTCACCTGAATGCCTGTCAGTATCGAACTGCCGTCAGCGTTTTCCAGCGCCACCGCTTGATGCGCCTTGCCGTCCACGCGGTCGATCAGCTCTTTAATCGCCCACGCTTCGCCCTGCTCGGCTTTGCTCACCAATTCCTCGGCGATCTTGCGCAAACGCTCTGGCTCTTGCGTCAATACCAGCCGCAGCTTGTCGTAGAACATCCTCGACTTAGCCGCGTTCTGATTGCCTGATTGTGCGCCTCTCTCAGCCATTCGATTCCAATTCTAAATAATTGATTTCATTTTAGAATTATTTCTTCGGCTTGTCTTTTTTAGCGGCTTCGCGCTTGACGTTGTAGGCGATGGCGACTGCCTGCTTCACAGGCACACCCGCCTTGACTTCCGCTTTGATGTTCTTTTGGAAAGCCTGTTTACTGCTCGACTTGGTCAGCGGCATCGTTCGCTCCTTTGCTTAGTTCAGCCAGCACACGGTTGTACTCTTGGATTGCGCCGCTGATCTGCAACAGGATCGATTCATGTTGCTTCGCCAGTTCTTGCAGTTCAGCCAGGCGTTTAGCAATTTGGTCAGGTGTCATTTCTTTTTCGCTGTTTTGGCGCTTTCTTTAAACGCTTTAGCCGTGGGTGCGCCCTCTGACCCAGGCTTGCGCATACGTTCAGGGGTCTTGCCTGCTTCCTTTTGGCGCTCAATCCTCTCGCGTTTAGCGTGGATGTTTGCGTACAACCCAGGTTTAGTCGCCATCTGTACCCCCAACTTTGATTTCGCAATCCCCATCGGACTGCTTGTCGCACTGGGCGATTACCTGATCCAACATGGCAATCGCCCCCTTCGCTTGCTGGACGCGCTCTAAAGCGGCCTGCAA